TAGGGTATAGATGGCAAAAAGAAATTCGTTAAGAAGCAGGTCGGTAGAGTCTCCCTCTATTTTTTCAATGGTGTTTGGAGGTGTGTTGGGAGGAATTGCAGCGATGGCCGCGATTGGTCTCGTCTGCATTACGTTGTTTGCAGTGGGCTATTATTTGATTGTCACCTACAATAAAAAGGGGACTAAGTTATTTAAGGAAATACAGCCGATGCAATACGTGGGTATTGTGCTGTGTATATTGGCCTGTCTGCCGTTTATTCAATATTTCTTTATGGGGTTTTTATTCAATGCGGGAGAATCCGTTTTTTCTAGTATGTTTGAATAAATTTCAAAGACATGTAATAGGTTTGCACCATGGAACCTAGGGCAAAGACGACCGGGGTTAACTTATAAAACGGATTCACGATGTGCACCACAATCATGGTGAAATAAAACAGATAAAGAGGAACGGAAATGTCGTAAGAAGAGTGTACCATTATCCATAAACCATCTACTAAAAAAGGTAGAGACAATAGATAACGTTGGTCTTTTAAAAAGGTTTCTTTCTTTTCTTCGTCTATCAGTTCGGCTACACGGCAAATAGAACGATATAGACTGATTTCGTGAAGAAATCCAGAAAAGATTGCAACGACCGAGTAGGGATAATGAGTTAAGACGTAAAAAAAACTACGGGCATGTATAGACAAAAGATATACAATATAGAGTAAAAGACTGTCTTTGTTAGGTGCAAGATAGGCATCTATCTTTTTAAGACTCAGACGATTGTATACATCCAAGTGATAGAGATAAGCCGCCAAACTGTGTATCAAGGTACCTATACATTCATAGCCATATACAGGATATAGGTATAACGTCAAGGGAATGTTCGCCAAATAGAGGTGACGCGTCAAGGAATAACCATTCAGGTCCGTATTGATGGAAGAAAAGACTGTTTTATAGATGACTTTGTTTAAAATAAATATCCAATAAAGGTTGAGCGAATAAAGACCGTACACGGAAAGATACAATAGCGAAGATAACTCCTCTGTATTCATTTGAAGGATGGATTGGATTAAGGCGTTCTGGTGAATCATCGCTACGTAATAATCGTAGAGTCTAAACTTGATAAAGGATAGATAAAACAAAACCAAATTCAACGTGTACCATTTACTTTTTTCAGGCAACCAATATTTCAATACATAAAAAATAGAAGATATTTCGGTATTTAACATAGGATAACTAAACAAGAACCGTTGCTCTAGCGGAGCTTGAAACGCTTCGTTGTAAAAAAGAATACATAGAATACACAAATGATGCAATTTCATTTCATAGGTCGTGCATAGATAGCTATCTACAAGAGTGTGTATTCCTACGCCTTTATACAAGAGTTCAAAGGGTTTGGTACCCCACTCATTCGGACCATAGGTATACCATGCATAATGATAATACACATAAGAGCCTAACGAGGATAAGGAGATACCCATCAAGGATACGAGTCGTAACTGTTCAATGCAATCCGAATTTTTTTTATAAGGGGTTGAAATCCAGTGAAGAGACGACATTGATAAAGTATACCAAGTATGATTTAAATATATTTATAATATTCTATAAGATTGAATCATATAGACATGTCCAAACAAGACGAGAAATACATGGCATTGGCTAGTCACTATGCCTCGTTGTCCAACATGCGAACGCATCATGGTTCGGTGATTGTCTTACACGGGTCCGTCATAGGAACAGGATTCAATCATACGCGAAATTATTCGCGAGACCATCTCATAGAACATCCCATCTCTTGTCATGCAGAAATTAGTGCGCTTAGAACAGTAGTCAAACGTTTGAAATTAGACCCTCTCAAAGATAGGTCTACTTTCAAGAAGATGCGTGTTTATATTGCGAGACGAAGTGCAGAGGACGAATACATTGAATCAAAACCTTGTACACAGTGTTTTGACACGTTAACCGAGTTAGGTGTGAAACATATCATGTACTCGGGTATAGATTCCTTTTGTACCATGGACATTCGTAACCAGGATTGTAGACCCTCTTCTGGCTACAAAAGCGTGTTTCGTCCAAAGAAGCATAATTGTTCCAAAGAATAATAATCGTATAAGATATATGGACGATGATGTGGAAGTGTACGAAAACTGTTTTTGTTATACGAAAAAAGTAAAGGAATATTCTGAGCCGATTTCTTACATTCACAAGATTGACGACAAGACCTTGCAAACCAGTCAGCCTATCATTAAATCATGGATGATTGTGAAATCACCTTCGGATACAAAAGTAGGGAATAAAATCAAACTAGCCAAGACAGACGAGGAGCCTTTTGGGTTGATTTTATTTTCAAGCAATCGCTTCAAACGTTTCTTGTCTGTAGACGGAGACATTTATTATGCAAGCTATATAGAATTGATAGATTTACGTACACAATTATAATCACTATATATAATGAAGGTTGTCATTATTGGAGGTGGGATTGCAGGGTTGTCTGCAGCCACGTTATTAAGTGAGCATCCGAACATGGAAATTGAAATCTATGAAAAGGAAGAGAGGTTAGGCGGACAGGCCGCATCCATGTTTAATTCCAATTGTAGTATAGAACATTGTTGGAGAGTATTTGCAATCAATTATCATAACCTGTGGAATATTTTTAAACATAAATTGAACATCGTGGATAATTTTACACCTTGGACAAATTTGTGTATACTTGATAATGAAGTATCCCAACAGTATAATCGGTTTGTATTTTCATCCTATTTTCCAACTTTTTTTAAAGAGGTCAAATTCAAACATTATTATAAATATTTTGATTTTTTGTTTTTAGCCAAAGAAAGAGTGGTCCAGTCCTATGACCATATTAACGCAATTAACTATTTTGATAAAAATAAGTTTGTAGAATTATTGATTGGTCCAATTCTAGGTTTAGAGTTTGTAAAAACGAGTATTTCGGGGTCCTTTAAGAATTTATATCATTTGATGGATTCAAAAAAATATGATTTTTCACCTACGATATCACAAGTTACAAAAAATCCAACGAACGAGGCGGTGTTTGTACCCTGGGAAAAATATTTATTGAATAATAATGTATCCATTCATAAAAGTCATGCATTGGAGGATATCATTATAGAAGAGAATCAAATCAAATATGTGGTACTCAACTCAAAAAAGGTATATGCGGATGAATTTATATTCACATGTTCCTTGAAACCCATCAACCATATCTTAGAAAAGAAGCCTCCGTGTGAAACGTTCAAAAACATGAAACAATTGGAACAAAATCTTCAACTTTATTTCGCATTTAACATGTATTTCAAAAAAAAACTGAATATAAATTGTGATTCTATAGCTTTAAAAGAAGAACCGTGGTATCCAGTGATTCAACGAAAGCCATATTGGTCTTCTGAAATTATCAAGAGTTGTACATTTAATAAAAACCAGGTAGAGGAAGTTTGGAATATAGCTATCGTTGACTTTAGAAAAGGAAAAAAGATACAAAAAAAAGCAAGAGAGTGTTCTTTAGAAGAGGCGGTAGAAGAAACGCTGTTCCAAGTCAAACATAATAAAGTTATCCTGAAGATGATGCAAGACAATCAGGTTACGTTTGAGGAAGTCTATTTAGGACATGATATATGGTATCAATATGTAAACAGCACCGAGACTTTTCCACTCCACCATTCATCTCATTCCAATTCAAATACAAAATTAGCTGACCTAAGCCCTAAGTATTCTCCAAATCAAGGTACGATGAAATATATTCCAAAAACACATCCTGACGATATACCCGAAAATATGACACTTGGTGGTTACTATGTATATAACACTTATGGGGGTGCAAGTATGGAGTCCTCGTGTGAAACGGGGTTAACCGCAGCAGACTATATTCTTCAAAAACACAAGATACCGAACCAAACGATTTTACCTATCAAACATACAAACAAGTATTTGACTCCTGTCCCTTTGTTTAAACCGTTCATCAAGTTAGACGAAATTTTATACGAGAATAAGTTAGACCCGATTACCAAGTATGTCAATTCCTTTTATTTATTACTATCTACACTTCTTGTCTGCATCATCCTTGTATGTTTCTTATTGTACAAGGGGGTCATGCTTCTTCGTATGCATATGTCTATTCCTTCCACTATACAAAGAAAAGTAATCCCTAGGCCATTGAAAACGTTGAAATCTAAATCTAAATATAAATTTAGATAAGATAATATAGATAGTGTATCTTTAAACCTAATGAAACCTCATGCGTCTCAGGTCGTGTTTAAATAATCGGTCGTTCATGATTGACACTAATTGTTCATGATGAATAAATATGGGTTGAGATGTAATAATTTCATCCAATTTTTCGTGAAACAGCATAATTAATTGGTAAATTGTTTCCACATTACCCATCATGACATTGTCTATACCCATTACGGATTTTAAAAATGTATTCTTAGTAAAACGATTTTTTTTATTTTCAAAGGCAAATCTTTTTATTTGTGTAATGGTAGACGGAACACTATTCGTCAATACATCAAAACGAGTATTTAAAATAGGTTGAAACATATCTAGAGACTCTTTTTTAATGTATTGTATAATCGCGGCTTGTCCGTACCAATAATTCTTCCATCCTTTCAAAGGCATTCTAGATATACCTACATTACCTTCTGTATTTCCTATTAAGGATATATCTTTATCGTCATCCACAATAATTTTAACAATCAGGTTCTTCAAATCATCAAAATAGTCATGGATAAGTTCTTCTGTGACAATTTGATTGTCTTCTTCAACCGTTCTCCAGCTGAGAGAGCTAGAGTAGGTAGACCAGGTATGTATATAAATCTTGAGAGGAATTAGTTCGTGTAGCTCTTTTACGAGACGATACAATTCACGTGTTTCAAATGATTGACGAATATGTCCTCTTAAAATAAGAATCATATATATTACACAAATTATTTAATTATGTTTTATACCCATGTTTTATACCCCGTAAATATAATGAACTGTGTCTTTGTCTGTGTGTTTAACGAAGACAAATATGTAGACATGTTTCTTTTTTTGTTAGAAAGCATCCTTCTCTATGGAAACATGCGTACAGAAATCCAGTTGGTCGTCTATACGTCCAGCCTTTTCATGAAACAAATCAAACGGTCTCCTTTATACGACGATTCTATTCTGTTTGAATTGAACGATACTTATGATACGGTTGCAAAAGCCTGTTATGCAAGATTGGATGTATTCAAGTTATCTCTTTTGAAAAGATATGAGAAAATACTCTATCTGGATATAGATATACTCGTTAAAGAAAATCTCAATAAAGTCTTTGCGATGTGTCAAGAAGACAAGTTGTATGTATTGGAAGAAGGAAAGTTAACCGACGACGACAATTATTATGGCGGTAAAACGCTATTCGTGGACCTTGAGACTACGGATGTTTCCGCGTTTACTACGGGTATGATGCTTTTTCCACGTTGTGAAACCATACAAAAACTATTTGAGACCATTCAAGAAGATATTCGTACTCGCGATTATACGTTTGGATGTTATGACCAACCGTATATTGTGTATCATGCAATCCGACAAGAACTGTGCAAGAAAACGCTAGGTTCCGTGGCTATCAACAACAACTATTCTATCAACAGCACCAAAACGATTCATCACTTTCCAGGGTTTCCTGGCGTCTACGAAGAAAAACTCAAAAAGATGGAAACGTATTTAGACGAGTTGAACCGAGACCGTTGTAAACGAGGTGTAAAAATCATCAGTCGTACTATACCTGCGAAAAAAACATCCTTTTCGCTCGTAGGCGTATGTGTATCTTATCAATACTTGGATACGCTATGTTACATGCTACCCGCGAATCATATTCATTTTGATAAACTCTATATCATCACACAGCATGATGACCACGAGACAATTGATTTCTGCAACAAATTTCCGAACGTAGAAGTGTTGTATTATTCGTTTAAATCCCAAGGAAAGTCCTTTGATAAATTTGGAGCCCTCAACATGGGACAACAAATCATGTATGAGAATTATCCAGATGCATGGTATGTCAATTTGGATTCCGATATTTTATTGCCCAACAATCTCTTACAGTTGTTGGAAAACTTGAACCCGGAATGTATTTATGGAGGGATACGAAACAATGTCTATCAAACCTCTGACCTATTTCTCAAACGAAAGATATTGGAATCCAAAGAAAACAGAGAATTTCCATACAATAATCTACGCACCATTAAACAGATACTTCCTTTTATTTTAGGCTGTTTTCAGCTGTATCAAAAAAAAGTCTTTCATCGCAATACCTTTGACAATGCATCCTATGGAGATGTTTGTTTTTGTAGAGATAATTTCCAGGTTCTCTGCATTCTAGAGAATCTTCACTATTTTCACTTAGGATTTGGAAGTGTAAACTGGTCAGGTAAAGTGGCCAGCTTTAAAAACGATGTAGACATTACCTCATCCGAATTGTATTTTACCTCTCATAAAGAATGTAGTCGGATTTATTATGATACGCTATGTTCTGTGCTTCGCTTGAGTGAGAGCATCCACATAGAACAAGATATCTGGACCTGTTCCGAAAAGATGCGAATAGACATTGGTAATTTTTTTAAAGACAAACTCTGTACGATTGCAGAGATAGGGTCACACAAAGGATATACCACTAGAATCTTGTCCTCTTTTTTTCAACAAGTGTATTCCGTAGACAATCATGTGGAATGGACTCAATTCAACAAACATTACAATCGGGACCTACGAAACATTCACTATGTCTCGTTAGACATTTACACAGAGGATTGGAATGTTTTGCCTGAGACAATAGACGTCGTTTTTATTGACGCGATTCATACCTACTCATCTTGTCAAAGTGATTTACACAATGCTGTGAAACGATTCAAAAACTTGAAATATATTATTTTTGATGATTATGGTGTATGGAGTGGTGTCAGACAATTGGTAGATGAATACGTTTTTTCCAAGAAACTGGTGATTGAATCTTGGATAGGACTAAAGACTGTACCTGGACCGCATGGAATCGTTCACAATACACAGGAAGGGGTCATCTGTAGTATTCAGAAGTCGGTGGCTCCGACTAGATTCGGTGCTCCTGTTCGGAAAACATCCCTTATGAAACTACATACGAATTATAGACCAAATCCAAATCCAAATCCTTAGAACTTGGTTTTCTTGACATTAATCTTTTGTTTGATATTCTTTTTGGAATCAAACGCAGGTTCTTCTTCTTCGTCATTGGATTTCATTTTCCATAGTTCCGGTGCACACATTTTAAAAGGAGGCGTGGGTATCGCCTTGTACCAAGCCACTTGAGAACTTAGCTCGTTGCTAGAACTGTTGTTACAGATGACAAGACATTCAAAGTTTTCGGTACATTGGTCCATGACTTGGCAAAACGATTCAAAGGTAGGAAACATACCTGCATAATTCTCATAGATTCGTTTTCGGTTGGCGATATAAGGTTCACGAAGGATAAAAACATAGTCTACGTTGGTACGAAGTTGAGGTGGAATACCTAAAGGATATTGCAT